CTTTTAAGTTTTCTCTCTCCCTTATGGAGTGAATGCTTACATCAAGTTAGTAACAGTTACTAATCTGTAGTATGCGTTGCTATCTGCAGAGATAGAAGTGAATGGGTTAGATACTAGACCATAACGTGTCTTAAATCCAATTTTTGGTTGGAAAGTATTCTCGCCCACTGCACGAACCATTTGCAGAGGTACATAAGGACAATAGAACAGACCAGCGTCATATGCGTTGGCGCCTTTGTAACCAACACAGTAGAACTGGTTGCTGTCTGAGTTGTTTGCTGAATATGGATCAACATACACTTTAATCTTACCGTTGATTGTACCAGCAAATGTGTTACCAGTATCGTCAACTGCGAGATTTGTTTGAAGTGCAGGTGCGTAGTCAAGTACGCCTGCCATAGACAATGCAGAAGCGACATCACTTGAAGTGATGATAAAGTTACCTTTACCTCTACGAGTGTCTTGTGCGATTGTGTTAGCATCACGCTCAATTTGGAACAAGAGTCCTTTGAAACGCTCAACTGACCAACGACCATTTGAATCAACGTCAAGGTCGAAAGTACCTGCGCTTGCTACTGCACCAGACTGTGCGCCTGCTTTAGCAGAAGTGTAGATAGTTCTTACAACTTCTCTGTTGATTTCAGCAAGAATTTCTGCTGAAAGGATATTAGCGAGTTCAGTCTCAGCGTCAAGACCATGAATTGCTTTCAAGTCTTGTGCAAGTTCAAGAGTGTATTCTGCTTTCAACGCTCTTGTCTTCGCTGTTACTGAAGTCTTTTCGATGGTAAATGCCATCTCATTGAAGTGACCTGAGTTACCCATTGAGACTGCGCCATCGCCAAGTGCTTCGCCAGTACCTGTGCCAGCGGCAGTACCAGTTGTGAATGGTGATTCCACTGGATTGCTGTTAGCATGTGTACCAAGACCACCAAAGTCGGTGTCTGCTTCGTTGAACAATGCTTCTGTTCCACCCTGTGAAGAGTAGTTAGATTTCATTGCAAAGATAAGTCCAGTTGGACCAGTCATTGGTTGAACACCGCAAATATCATATGCAATCGGATTTGGCATTGCTCTACGAACAAGTGAAATCAGGATTGGATCGAACTTTGCGATACCGCCTGTATCAGGCATTGCATCTGCATGGTTAGCAGGAAGTGCTTCGTGAAGCATTCCGCGCTCTTCACGCATTGCTTTTTCTTGGTTTTCCAAGATAACAGTGGTAACTGCCTTTTTGTAACTATCGCCGATTTGTGGCATATCAGGATGGTCAAGGACAGGTGCCCACTTAGATTGTAGGTTTTCTGTTAAAAACATGTTGTTTATCTCCTCGTTATTTTAACGTAATATCAAATATTATAATATATTTATAATATTTACTTGCCTAATGTTCTGGAGATTGCAGAAACGTAGTCTTTCATCTCACTGGTTAGATTGACTGCTTCTGCGACTTCTTCGACAGCAACCTCGTCCTCTTCGATAGGTTTGGCAACCTTTGGAAAGTAACTCTCTTTGAGTGTTTCCAATTCTTGAGAGAATGAATCCTCATCTGAGAATGATACTCCCTCTACTAAAGACATGAACTTCTCTTTTTGAGTGTCGGTCAAATCTTTCGCAGATTCCTCTATTTTAACTGCTTTTTTTGCTTCATTTACGATTTTAGAAGTTTCAGCATTCTTTTCAATCTGTTCATTGAGTTTACCCTCAAGTTCAGAAATCTTATCTTGCTGTTCTGCCATTACATCGTACTTGTCTTCTGGAACATCAATATAATGCTCTTCGAAAACTTTCTTCAGAGAAACAATAAAGTCTTCAGTGATTTCTGATTTCAAACCACGCTCTACAGCGAGTTCGTTATCGTTTGTCCACTGCTCAACAACATATGAAAGATATGTGTCTACTTTATCAGTCAACTCTTCTGCAATCTTTGCAGTCTCTTCGTCAATTTGATTTGTGTAATGCTCTTCAAGTTCAACAATCTTATCGCCAACTTTAGAGTTTACTGCCGCTTCAAATACAACCTTTGCTTTCGCTTTGAATTCTTCATCGAACTCTCCGCCTTCAGTCAATGCATTTACGTCATCAGACATATCAACATCTTCTTTCATCTTATAAGATGATTTCATGTAACCGTAAGATGCTTTCATGTGCTTCATTTCTTTCATCTTATCGATTTGAGCATGAAGTTTTTCTTTCATCTTCTTCATTTCTTCCATGTCATCGTCATCTTCTTCGTCATCGTCATCAGATGCTTCTTCTTCGTCATCTTCTTCTTTGACATCTTCTTTTTCGCCTTTTTTCTTAGCGATTGCTTTCTTCAGCGCATCCGGCAATTCACCTTCTGCAACTTCTTCTTCAGCAACTACTTCTAAATCTTCGTCTGCTTCGTCTTCTTCTTTGACTTTAGTAGCACCTGGTTTAACGCTTTGCTCACCTTTGTTCGCTTCGCCACCTGGTACTGCCGCTTTTTTGACTTTCTTAGTCACTTCTGCTGGACCGTTTTTGTCGTCTGGTGACACAACCGCGGCGCCGGTATCGTCTACTTTTCCGTCTGCATCGGCATCGATTTTAGGCATTGCGTCTGCTTTACCGCCACCTTTACCAGGAGCAGATGCTTCTTGCATAGATGCTTCAAGCAATTCTTTAATTTTGTCTTCTACTGACATTTTGGACACTCCTTATGTGTTTGTTTGTTATTTATACTTTACAGTTTACTCAAGAAATTATTAAATGCTTGCAACTTTGCTTCTTGCAAAGAATTTAATTTAGCATTTACAATTTCTCTTTTATATCTTTCGATATTCACTTCTTTGATGATACCATTGTCCCAAATCCACTCTTTATTTTCCATGATGCCACTTACGAAAGCATCAGGAGCAGATGGGTCTGCAACAATGTCGGCGGCGGTTGCAAGATAAAAATCACCTTGCACTTCTTGGGCACCTTTGGCGCCTGCTTTAAGCGACCCCATGCCTCTAGAAGATACCCCCAATGTAGCGCCTTCATCCATCAAATTCTTAACAATCTTACCGTATGGAGTATCCATAATCTTTGCTTTGCCCATGACATTAGAACCATCCATAGATAGGTCTGTAATCATGTGCGATACTCTTTCAAGATTGATTGTCGGACCATCAGGATGACCCAACTCACCAAACGCACGTTTGCGGTCGATATTTTCTTTTGTGTATCTCTTTACTTCAGTTTCCATAACTGACCTAGGATATACTCGACCGTTTCTATTCTTGAGGTCGGACTGCATGAATACGCCCTCAATGAAATAATTTTTCTTATCGCCTTTTTCTTCTACTAGGAAGTTAGCGTTTTGAATTTCTTCTCTAATAAGTTTCATGTTTAGATACCTGCATAACCTGTTAGTTTTTTAAGTACTAAGACTGCAGTTCCGCCAGTCGTGATAGTTACTTTAATATCTTCGTCAGAATCCGTTTGCTCTAGTGCTGGAAGTATCCAGTGACCAGATGTGCCTGTTGCACCACTATCAAATCTTGTTGTTCCTGTTGTTGCACTTTCGATTTGCACATCGCCTGACCAGTAGATTTCTTTGATTCCAACTGTAGGTGATGAAGCAGTTTGCGATGTCACAAGAAACGCACTAGCATCGATATCAATCGTAGTGTTTCCTGCTCCTCCTGTCACACTGACTACATTAGTCGTTTTGGTGACTTTTAGAAATTGTTG